CTATGATCTCATGATTATGAGCTATGCTCCAACTCGCTGATTAAGAATAATCCAAACCATGAGGTGACTTCACAAAGTGATGACTAAGGAAAAGACCTTTGACTAATCGAAAGAGATTGACTAATCGAGAGAGATTGACTTCACAGAGTGATGACTAAAGTGAAAGAACTTGGCAAATTGAGAGAAATTGACTAATCGAAAGAGATTGACAAATCGAGAGAGATTGACTAGAATTGAGAGTAATCCGTTTCATGCACGATAGCAGGTTCAAGATGCTTTGAACTGAAAGTGAAGCATCCGTTGTCAAGGTTCGAATACTGAGAATGAATAAACATTTGAAATTCAAGAGAAAACTTGATATGCATTCCAAGATGCTCAAACCGTGTGGCGTACCCAACGTGACTGGTTCATCAAACTTGGTTATTGATGATGCGTAACGATTGAGGAAAGAGGTGAAGATTATGTTTAATCACAGTTCCTTTATCGTACAGCCTTATCGTCGATCATATCTTAAAGGTTATTTTGAGAGAATGTCGAAGGATAATTTAGGCATGTTGTATGACGATAATGTAGCTAGTGTTTTAAAAGAACAAGGCTATCACATAACTGAATCGCCTCGTTCAGTATATCGTGTTGATAAGCTATATGAAGCACTAGCCAAGTATGAGCCCAGTAATGCACCAGAAGTCGATCTTAGAAATTACAACATTCAAGATGGTGTGAATCTCGCTTATACTTGTTTTGCAAAGCCTAAGAAAGAGCCTTATTTAGGGTTGAAACCCTTTACTCCTGAACTTGTCTGGAAGATTACCTCAAATCATAAGGGCAGTGCGGGACTCACGGCATGGGGTCAGACTAAGGCAGAATCTTATGTTCGTGCCTACGAACGTGGCTTGCAACAGATTAGAGGTGAAAAGAGGCCTGAGCCATGTATTGCCTTTAAACGGACCCAGTTTAATGACAAGACGCGTTTGGTTTGTGGTTATCCTTACGCAATGACTGCTGAGGAGGGACTGTTTGCGCGTCCTCTAATCGAAAGATTCAAATTAGGTAACACACCCATGGCTTTTGGCATGTCAACAGGTGTGTTGGGTGGGAAATTGCGCGTTTCTTCATACCATAAAAGGTATGCCTACTCAACCGATGTTAGTTCATTCGACTCCTCCATAGATGCGGGACTAATTCAGGTGGCCTTTAAAATTCTTGCTACATGGTTTGATTTAGATCAAGTTGAACCAACAACGGGCATATCTTATCGTAAAGTCTGGAAAGATATTGTTTGGTACTTTATCCATACACCAATTGTCATGCCTGATGGCAATGTGTATAAGGGTAAAAGGCATGGCGTCCCTTCGGGGTCGTACTTTACTCAGATGATCGATAGTGTAGTTAATACTATTCTGGTGGGTGCTATTTCTTCATCTTTCAATTTAAATGTATCACGTCAAGATATTTATGTCTTGGGTGATGACATTTTATTTTGGAGTGATAGGAAAGTTAGTTTGGATAGTATTGCTAAATATGCGAGTAGACTTTTCCATATGAAGTTCAATTCTGATAAGAGCGCTTTGTTCTCTCATAATGATAAGATTCATTATTTGGGTAGGGATTGGACTAAAGGGATTCCTTCAATATCAGAGGATGAGATAATTATTAGGATGTCACAACCAGAGACGTTCCGAAAATATCCTAAAGATGATGAGGAAAAGGAAAGACAAGTTCGTATGTTATTATTATCATACGCAGCTGTCTATCGCAACGCATATCCAATATACTTAAAGTGTTTGGATATACGACCAAGATATGCACAGTCTAACATGAGTATTGAAACTTATGTATACAAAGGTACTAACTATCACATTGATCCTCAATGGTTAACTGGTTTGCAAAGATACCGTAGGAAATATGAGATAGAGAAGACAGGTGGAAGTATAC